CCTTCAATAATTAAGTTTTCAAAAAGTTTTTTTTCTTCTGATGAACCTATGCCATTTCCACCTTGAAAGTAATGATTTGTTGGCATGGTGTTATCCTAATATTAAGTGAGGTGGTTCCTCGTAATTACTTCTGACTTCTTGTTCTAGTTTTAATATTTCTGATTCTGCCTGTTGCATGATTTCCATACCATTAAGTGATACACCACCAATCATAGTAACACCAGCAAATTTAGATAAGTTTTGACCCCATTGTAATTTAAATTTTTGAGTAACATATCGTTTTACCCATATGTCATTATAAACATCTGTAAATGTAGCAGGGTCTAATTTTCTATAACAATCTATGATTAAATATTCATCTACTGTTAAATCGTTTGTCCAATCCATATCAATGTATAATCTATTATCGTTTTGATTATATCTAATTGGTTTTTCACCTACTAGTATATGGTCTAAGAAATCTAAGTGTCTTAATACAACATCATAATTTACTACTGATGTTGATGAAAAATCGTATAAGTCATTTAATCTTAATTGATATCTAACATCAAATAAGTTTAAGTTACCTTTATCTGAAAAAGGAAATATGTTAGTTACTGATATAACACTATCAGGTATAACAAGATAATTGTCTTGTTCATAATGTGTAGTTGATACATCACCTTCTTCCAAATCAGTAGCAGATTCAGTTCCTCTTGTTTTATTGGATAGTCTTGTTTTATCAGCTTCAGTAAGTTTGTATTTTAAATATGTTCTACGAATACCATCTGTGTGATATTGTGCAAAATATTGCAAACTCTCATCTAGTCTATCTTCTAATTGGTCATCATCAACATTTATTTCTATTACAGGTTTGCCTAATGCTCTTAAAGCATACTGTTTTAGTGTTTCTCTTGTATTTGGGTTTGCCATATCTTAATTCCTCTATACTATTTATGCACTATAATAAGGCAATTTATAGTTAGTTCCCCCTATGTTTATAGTAATAAACCCTACAGGCGTGTCTAGTCTTTCTGAGTTTAGTGCCATAGAACCTAAATTAGATGTTATTGATGTTGAACCTGATGTAACAGTACCTACATCTATATTTGCTGAACCATCAAATGATACATTATTTATTGTTCTAGCAGTTTCTAATACTGTAGCCGTAGCTGCATTTCCAGATGTATCTTGATTACCTGATGTATTAACACCTGGTAAATTTATACTAGCAGAACCATCAAAAGATACACCACCAATGTTTCTTGCTGTTGCTAAAGCAGTTGATGTATCTGCATTTCCTGTTACATTACCTGTAACATTTCCTTCTAAGTTTGCAACAAGTGTTCCTACAGCGTATCCTGTACCACTTGTATTTACAGTTGTTGTAGGTTCAGCCTGGTTATCTTTAAATAATTTAAATTTACCTGAATCACTAGCGTCTCTAAATAACCCAGCATACAAATCTTGTGAACCTGATGTATCATATAATCCATAAAATCCTATATCAACAGCGTCAGCAGAATTGTTATTTGTTGCCATACTCAATAGTGGGTCTGCAACATTAATTGTTGTTGATGATACTTCAGTTGTTGTACCACTTACAGTTAAATTACCTGCGATAGTAACATTATCTGGTAAACCTATTGTAATTGTGCCAGAAGATTCGGCAACAGTAACTTCGTTATTTGTTCCTGCAAAAGTTACCGTTCCACCTAAAGCAGTAGCAGTTGAGTTTGAACCATCTGAAACTGTTATTGTTGAATTTGATAATTTAGCATTTGCAATTGAACCTGCTAATTGAGCATTTGTAATAGTACCTGTTAATGAAGAAGTCGGATAATTAGTAGCATCCGATAAGTCAAAAGCGGGTGTAGAATCTGAAGCACCTAATGCTAATGATACTCCGCCATAAGATACTGTTGAATTTGATAATTTATCGTTTGCGATAGAACCTGCTAATTGAGCATTTGTAATAGTACCTGTTAATGATGATGTTGGATAATTAGTAGCGTCTGATAAATCAAAAGCAGGAGTTGTATCAGAAGCACCAAGTGCTACTGTAACTCCACCAAAGTTTACAGATGAATTACTTAATGAGCTATTACCAATATTTGATAAAGTATTTGCACTACCACTTATTGTTTTGTTTGTAAGTGTTTTTGTTGTACCTGAATATAAAGTATCTAATTGTGATAATAATACTCTACCTTCTGTACCACCATCTGATACTAATAGTTTATCACCTACAGCTAGTGTGGCACTTTCTAAATCAGTTGCACCATCTATATTTACGATTGCCTCAACAGAACCAAACTCTAATGCTGAAGCACCAGAATTTACTTTTAATACTTGACCGGCAGAACCAATAGATAACGAAGCACCCAAACCACCATGTGTTAGTCCTATAAAATCGCCTGATTGAAACTCGGCAAGTCCTGTGGCCGTACTGCCACTAAAGACGCCTCGTATAGGTGTTTTAACTGCCATATTTATTCTCTCTCGTTCTTACTATTTATCTAAAATTGAAATAGGGTAGGGTCAGTATCAGTCAAATTACTACCATCTGATAGTGTAAATGTATGAGCCTCGCCAAACGCCGTTCTATTATCAATTGTAGCATTAAATTCAAAATTTTTATTAACTGTGTTTAATCCACCAGCTGCTGTAAAAAATGGCACTTTTCTAATTACTTGTCTACCACCTGTACCTTGTACAGCAAGTTTATTTCCGTCTTCATCTTTTGATTCAGCAGGCAATGTTACGCCTGTTGCTGATACTGATACAGTACCAGTACCATCAGATGATATTGTTGCACCACCTAAATTAATTGTTTCTCCAGCAAGAAATAACTCTGACCATCTTTTTGTTGCACTACCTAAATTTCTTGTACCATTACCATCAGGTATTATATCCTGTGATACTGAGCTTAAATCAATACTACCACCACCAGATGTATTTGCAACCTCTATTATAGATGAGCCATCTCTTACATAAATTTTCTTATCAACAATATTAACTGCAATTTCACCATCATTTAATTCAGATGTTGTTGGTACATCACTAGCAGTTGTAAATCTTTTTATTTTAATTGCAACAGGCATTATACAGAACCTCCGTCTAATTCATTTGTAAATTCAAATTTTCCTGTAGATGAATTGTATTGCATAATAGAATCATCTGCCAAGTTAGTTGTATCTACATCTGATAAATCTGACAAGTTAGAAGCACCACCTGCACCACTTGATGTAATAAATTGTAGTTTACCTGTTGAAGCATTATATGATAATACTTTTCCGTTACCTATAGCACCAGTATCTACATCATCTAATTTTAATAGATTGACTTCACCACCGCCACCAATAGACGCCATCTGAGCAATAACAGTTTCTTTAAAGTGTCTAAATTCTTCTTTGATTTTATCTAATTCAGTAGGTTCTTCTGTAATAGTTTCAGGTGCCCCTTTAGTATATTTACTCATAGCGTCTGCAAGTAATTCAGTACTTGATTTTTCTTCTTGTACTTCTTCTATTACTTCTTCTGATTTAGGTTTTGTAATTTGTTCTTCTAATGCATTTTCAAAACTAGAAAGTCTATCAAAGAAACTCTCTAATTCTAAATGCATTTTAGTTTGTTCTGGTTTTACAGGTGTTACAACATCCTGTATAGTTTTGGGACTAAGATTTCTTTTTGATGTTGCAACAGTACCAAAAAACTCTGATAAGTCATTTAGTTCTATTTTAACTTGTGGCTTTAGTCTTTCTTCTCTTTCTTGTATTCGTGCCTGTTCTTCAGCCACTTTCTTTTTTTCTATTGCAACAGATTGGAAAAACTCTTGTAATTCATTCATTATATCTTTGTTACCTCTGGATGTACAGTAACAACACCATAATGTACTTTTTCTATTGTTGAATCTGATAATATTAATTCTACATCATATACATATCTTCCAGCAGTTATTCCTTGTGTTATAGGTTCTGTTAATACTAATTTATAAATACCACTTGCACCTGTAACCACACTTGCTGTAAATGTAGCTGCAACAGAAGATGAATCAAAAGACTTTCTCATTTGTGCTTGTAGTGTTAAACCTGAAATATCATAAGCAGTTGAACCATCAGTAGTAATTGTAAAGTTTTTACTAAATGTTGCCCCTTGGTCCATGCCAAAGTTTTCTGCTGTTTTTTGTGTAACTGCCATTAGACATCACCCCTAAAAAGTTTTACTTGTTCTTTATATTGACTTGTCCAATCTGCCATTGATGTCCATTGTAATTTCTTTTCTATTAATATGTATTCATTGCCAGGTTTAGGTGGTATAAAAGCACTTCTTAATACATCCCATTGATATCCAATTTCAGGCATATTACCTCTAAAAGGTGTGCCATCTAATTTATGTTTATTAGACCATGTGTTAAATGAACATTGTTTCCATACAGTATCATTTCCAAAAATACTTTGTAAATAATCTATACCTCTTTGTTCTTCTTCTCTAGATACTTCTTCATCATTTTCTGTAAAAGTTTTATGAGTATTATTGTCTACAAAGACAATATCTTCTACTAAATTATTTGGGTCTAGTTTTGCAAAATGTGCCATATTAAGATACCTGTAATGTTCCTGGTTGAGACCAGATTAATATTTTATAATCACCATCAGTTTCTACTTCTGGATTTCCTGTTACTATTGCATTTTCATATTCTGTTGCTAACATTTTTATTGCACATGTGCCTGGTCTATTTTTATTGTCACCATATCTAGTTTCTGTACCTGTTAGATTATCAATAACAAGTGATTCTTCACCACCTTTTGCAACAATTTTATCATTGTGCCAATTATTATCTTTTAAATATTCAAAACCATAATCAGATGTAATTTGGGCTTTTGTGTTATCACTTGCACTCCATGTAATTGATGAAGGGCATCCTTTTATATTACCTGCACCTATTGAAATTTTTACAATAGTTTTAGATTTAATTCTTGCATAGTTTCTTACGACTTGTCCACCATAAAAAGAATTACCTCCACCTACAAGAATGAAGTCTACATAAACATGTTCTTTTGAACCTGTGATTGTTCCTGTGTTTTTCAATGTTCCTACTGGCATAATATTATCCTTGTGTTCCGTTAATTGTACCTGAATTAGTTATTGAGTAGTTTACTGAACCTGGTGAAGTTAAAGAATTGCCACCTGCACCCGCTGAACCTCCACTAAACGCTGGACTGTTTGAACCACCAGCACCAGCTGCACCTGCGGCCCCTCCAGCACCACCAGCTGCACCGCCTGGACTAGAACCTGATGAGCCTGATTCAGGATTTACAATAGATGAACCATTCCATCCATATCCATTACCACCTCCACCACCATTACCACCAGGAGCAGTAGAACTAGTTGTATAAAATCCTCCAGCAAGATTAAATCTTTTATTGTGGGCGGTCGCATTTACCGGGTCACCTAATGGATTTCCTCTGTTGATTCGGGCTGCGTTTGCACCACTACCAGTATTAAGTACAGTAGTACCAGAACCACCACCAGAAAAGTTAAAAGTTCCCACAGGTGTAACTTTTTTACCAATATTATTTTGAAAAGTTTGGCCGTTCCATCTTTGATACCACAAATTATTATTACCATAATTGGCTGCACCAAAGTTTACTTGACTATTGCTGGAAACCGGAGCTCCTTTTGCTCCTCCGCCACCTCCGCCTCCGCCTCCGGAGACTGTTCCTGAGTTGTTTAATGTAACACCATTTGCTTGAACAGAAATTGCAGCTCCACCAGCACCAGCGTTACCACCATTACCACTTGTGCCACCATTACCACCATTACCTCTTGAACCGATAATGTTTCCTGCATTTTGAATATCGAGTGTTCCACCCATGTTTGAAGGAACAGTTAGTGCAACATTATTACCTGTAATTTGAATAGGGGCTGCTATTGTTAAAACTTTAGCGTCTGTATTTGTGAATGTGCCTGGAAATAAAGGTGCAACATCAACATTTGTGCCTGAAATGGCAACTGCTGTTACAATATTACCTGTACCGTAAAATTGTCCAAATCTTAGAGCACCAGATGTCGGAATAGCTGCATTTGTAGGTAAATCAACTACTCTGCCAGCTCCACGATGGAACTCGGACATTTGATGTGGGGCAGGGTCGTTAAACTCAGCTGCAATCTCAGTTAGTTTAAGAAATGTTCCTGCGTTCTTTATCGGCATTTTGAAGTTCCTCTACCTTAGCATTTAATTCTTTTATTGCCTCAATAAGTACTCCAACCATATTGCCATATGCGACTGATTTGATTTTCTTTTCGTCCTTAGTTTCTCTAACTACTTCAGGAAGAACTTTTTCTACCTCTTGAGCAATAACACCAGTTTGTCTATCAACATTATTATCTTTTCTATTAAAGAAAACTCCTCGTAAACTTTTTACTTTTTCTAAAGCATTGTCAATAGTATCAATATCTTTTTTCAAACACACATCAGAGAAAGCAGTTACATCATCATTGAATGTGGCCGCACCAGCAGCTGACATGTCAAAAGTACAAGCAGTAATTGTTGAACCACCATCATTACCTTTAATTACGAAGTCTTTATCAGATACCATACTTCTTATTACGAAGTTTTGACTTGCATCCATTTGAATCAATCCAATATTTGTACCAGCGTCATTATATTGAACTTGACCACCATCGGCGTCAAGAATAATATTTCCTGAACAGTCTAATTCAAGTGCTGAACCTACAATTTTTTGGTCTGTAATATTTAAATCAGATGTTAAAGCTGCACCTAAATCTGCAACCTGAAATGTTCCATATGTAACAACGAGCATTACATCACTTGTATTAGCACCACTTGCTAGTACAACAGATGTTCCGTTAGTAGCAGTAAAGTCAGCAGGTGCCAATCTAACACCGTTTAGAAATACATCTATTTTGCCTACTGAATATGCTAATGCTGTACTTGTATCATCAGTACTGAATGTTGTTTGACCATCAGTTGCTGTAAAAACAAATTCTGTTCTAGTTGTTCCTTGTGATAAATCTCTACTTCTACTCATGATTTTAACTCTCTAAGTTCATCTTTTAATTCTTTAATTGCCTGTATTAATAGACCATGTATAGCGTCATACTCTACAGTCTTATATTTTTTACCATCATTTTTTTGTAAAGGCAATTCAGTTTCGTTAATTGCCTCTGGTAAAACTTTTTCTAATTCTTGTGCAATAATGCCGGCTGATTGTTTACCATTATGTCTGGTAAATGTAACACCTCTAATTTCATCAAGTTTATCTAGTGCATTTGGTATTACTTCAATGTCAGACTTTAATGCAACATCAGATACAGTTGTTGAATATGCAATGACATTACCATCAGCGTGTAAATCACCATCTTCTTCTACTCTAAGTTGTTCTGTTAATGTTCCAGCTTTCATTGTGAAGATACTTATGCGAGAATCCTCTGTACCATCTGTAATATCAACTGCTGTAGTTCTTATTTGAGACATGGTTATTTTTTCGGCTGCACTATTATTCCCTCTAGAAGATAAAAACCCAACATTGTCATTATCGGCAGGTGAAGATGAATTATGATAAAGTTCTAATTCTGAACCATTTGTTCCGGCGTCTGTACATACGACATCCAATCCACCTGAGCTAACAGTATGTGTTACTGTAACTTCACCTGTTGAAGCAATTCTCATTCGTTCTGTGTTGTTGGTGTTAAACACAAAGGCATGATTTGATTTACACCCTATTGTGCCAACTGTGTCGTTTGTAAAGAAGTTAGCTTCTACAGTATTTGTTGTGTCTGTTAATCGTATTTCAGGAGTTGATGCACCTGATATATGTAATTCACTTTGTGGACTACTTGTACCTATACCTACGTTACCACTAGAATCTATTGTCATTCTATCAGAGCCACCTGTTTTGAAATCTATTTGGTCATCTGTGTCAGCAGTAATACTTGTATCACCATCTAAGTCTAATACAAATTCTGCACCATTAACATCAAAAGATGAAACATTATTTACTTGCCATGCCTTAGCAGTTAGTATATCACTAGCTGCAGCCGCACTTGATAGTACAATACTTGTTCCGTTTGAAGCAGTATAATCTGAATCATCTAATAATACACCATTTAAGAATACATCTAAATTAGAAGTTGTATATGCAAGTGTATTACCATTACCATCAGCACCAGTAAATGTTGTTTGTCCTGATGTAGCAGTATAAATAAAATCTATATAAGCAGCTGTTGCTGATGAAGCAAATGTAACTACATCACCAGAAATACTTGTTGTAACACCAGCGCCACCTGCAAATTTAAGTGTATCACTTCCTAATGAAATTGTTGCACTAGTTGATGAATCATCTATGATAGTTAAATCTGTTGATACACTTGCTGTTGAAGCACTTGTTAAACGACCTTGAGCGTCTACTGTTAATACAGGAATAGCAGTTGATGACCCATAAGAGCCGGCACTAACTGCCGTATTGTCTAGATTAATAGTTACTGTATCACCAGATATTGCTGATGTTGTTCCTGTTCCACCTGATATTTTTAATGTATCTGTTGCAAGTGAAATTGTTGCAGCTGTTGAAGCGTCATCTACTAATGTTAAATCTGTTGAAATACTTGCTGTTGAAGCAGAAGTAACTTGACCTTGAGCATTTATTGCTAATACTGGAATTGCCGTTGATGAACCATATGAGGCTGCACTAACGCCTGTGTTTGATAAATTGAATGTTACAACATCTCCAGATATAGCAGAAGCGATTCCTGTGCCACCTGATAATTTAAGACTATCAGTTGCAAGTGTTATATCTACTGTTGTTGAAGAATCATCTACAATAGTAAGAGGTGTTGCATTATACCTCGTTCTAAAAGTTTCTAAAGTATCTGTCGTTGCGACTGGTGTAAATGCCATTATTCTTTCTCTCTAATTAATTTTTTAATTTCAAATAATTCTTGCTTAAGACTATTTATCTCTTTTATAGCGTCAGTTAGTGAATCTCTTTGCATTTCTCTTGATTTTGCTCTTCGCATATATTCTTGGTAATCTTCTTTATTAGTATTTATAACAGCCTTAGAAATACTATCTCTAACTAAACCCATATGTCCTTGTACTTTTAATCTTGCCATTACAATGCTAATGCAATACCTCTCATATCTTTTATTCTTGGTGGATATGCCTGATTACTTCCTTTCATAACTATCTTAATTTGAAAAGCGTCAAATCCTGATAGTCCACTTGCTGTATATTTATATTCACTAAATTGTGAATCATTTGAAGCAGGAGTTACAGTTATATCTTCTTCACCTGCTGTATTAAAAGGTGTCCAAGATATATCTCTCACATTTCTAACTTCAGCAGATGTTGTTGTTCTAAAATAAACTTCTACTGAAGAAGTAGACCTAACATTTGCTGATAATCTAATGTCTAAAGCAGTTGATGTATTATCTAATACAACAGGTCTTGTTACATAAACAGCATCCGAAGTTGTACCTTCATTTGTTGTATCTGCAACATAATCTGGATGATTAACTGATGTGTGTTCATTAAATCTATTACTAATACATATTGCACTCATTCTTTGTGTATCAATAACAGGTGATAAGTTTGCATTATCAGATGATAAAGTACATTTAATTAACAATGATTTTGCACCAGACATTTCGTTTGTTTCATTTATATCACTTGCAATAACTTTAGGTGATGTAAAGTAAACATTATCATTTGCAATAAATGATATAGCGTCTGTTGCTGATGTTCTACTAAATGATGTTTCTGAACCATTTATAGAAGTACCTGATGTAGGTCTTATATTATATGTAATGCCTGTACCAGGAACAGTCATTGTTTGCAATGCAACATTAATTGCCTCATAAGCTTTGTTTTGAGTTGCGACAACACTTGCACCACCAGCGTCTCCTGTTGTTGTAGCAGTTGTACTGTCTGTTGTAGTAATATCATAACTATCTAAAGTTATATTTGAAATTGATGTATGAGTTGCATTTATAGTTGAAGCCGGTATACCATTACATGCAGCTGAACCACTAATTGTTACATTGTTTGTTCCGGCATGCATACCGTGATTTTTATGGAACACTCTAAATGTTTGTGAACCACTTGTTGTTCTAATTGGGTTTGAACCTAATGTTCTTGAAGATACACTATCATTTGCAAGTGTAACTGTTGAAGTTGAACCTGTTGTAAATGCAGCCTTCTTAACAGTAAACTTCAAGTCTTCATTTTGGTCAGCAGTATATGTTGAACCATTTTGTGATTTAAACAATACACCAGCATATGGTTGTCTTGATACAGTTCTTGTTCCGTCTATTGTTTCTTGACCCATTCTACTTCCATAAACTTGATAAGTATTACACATTGCCATAACGACAATACAGTATTCTTTATTTTGTTCTATATAAACCGGAGAATCAAAAGTAAATGTTGTAGCAGTTGTACCATCAGTACTTGTATTGACTGAAGATGGATTCAATGTTTTAATACTAAATGGAACAATTCTAGGTGCTGGATATCCATTTACCATTTCTTGAATTTGTATTGTAACAGGTATTGCACTATCTTTTAGTCCAAAGAATAAATCTATTGATGTTAAGAATACGCCACCAGGTTCATCTAATAAGAATGACTGTGCAAGTGGGTCAATCCAACCAATAAATCTTCTAGTTTCTCTAGTTGATGTTCTGGTAATTCTTCTATCATCAGCAACACTTTCTCTAACAATCATAAATTCTCTTGTTGAGCCTTCACTATCTAAGATACCTCTTGCTGTGTAATCTCCTTCAGCAGCTGTTTCTACATCATCTAGTACTCTACTATCAGTTGATGATGAAGTTAATCTAAATACTCTACGACCTGCTGTCCATCTTGGATTTGAATTTACTGTTGGGTCAGGTAATGTAAATGTTCCTGATACAGCACCATTTGAATCTGTTACTAAGTTTCCACCTAAACTACCACCTGTTGGTGTAATGTAACTTGCAATAGATACATTATCAAAGAATGGATAAACTTGTGTATTAGGTTTTAATCTTGTTGCACTAAATGAAATACTTCTGTTTCTGATAAATGGTAATATATTCATACTCACCACTCTATCGCCAAGTTCTTCTCTCATTTCTGCACTAACAAGTCTAGTTCTTACACCAGTTCTGTTCTGTAAAGTTTGTGTCTGTGATGTTATTGTATCAACACTAAATTGTCTTCTACCTACATTTTCCCTTCTTCCTGTTGCCGTTTGTCTTACATCTCTAGGGCTACCAGACCAGAAGTCTTGCCATTGGTTCCAAACTGTTCCAAAAGGATTATCTAAAACATTAGAACCAGATATGTTTGCAGCCAATGTGTCAAACTGTCCTGTTTGGTTACTGATTATTTCAGGCAATCTTTCTGTTTCAAACCATTCATCACCTTGAGGATCCAATTTCACAAATCCTGTCCATGTAAATATGTCAAATGGATTTACAGGTATTAATTTAGTTGCAAAAGGTTGATTAATTACAGATGTTTCAGAATATGGTAATGTTAATAAATCACCTGTCTTCGCATAATTTGTATCTGCTCTGTCAGCGTCTACAATTGCTGTGTCATCATCATCTCTTTCTATAAGTGAAATTGCATTTGTGTGATGAGTTGGTCTTAATTCTCCATTTGCAAAGTCCATAGAACATTTATAATCAACATCACCTACATTACCTATTGTATGTCCTGCAAAATTATCTACGACAAATCCATTTTTGAATCTATCAAATCCTTCAGCGTCTTGTATTTGTAATGATTGTGCTGATTGTTCTAATAAACTTAATTGAGTATAGTACTCAACATTTTCAATTCTTTTTTCTAGTTTACCAATATCTCTCATGGTAAATCTTCTATTATCAATTCGTGTAATATCTACTTCTTCTGGAGTTAGTGTATAAGAAGGTATAAACAATGTGTATAGATGAGTTGCATGTTCTAAAACTTCTGGGTTTTGTGGGACTAAATCAGATGTACCTTGTACTACTTTAAATGAACCTTCTTTATCTAAGAAAATTTTATCAATTCTGTTTAAGTAAAATTCATGGTCAGTTGTAACATCGCCACCAAATTTTGCAACATCTGTAACACTTGCACCTGAACCACTAAATTGCCTATCTTGTCCATCACCTGCATTGATAGTTGAAGCGTCATCTACTCTTGGTCTAAAGTCTAAACTATCTCTAAGTTCAAAAGTTTCGCCAGTTGTATCTGATGTGTAACTAGGTATATTTTCATAATCTACAACACCAGAGTAAGAATCTACATCAAAGAAATCACCTGCACCATGTGAGAAGTAACTAAATGTAATTAATAATCTTCCTGTTGGTTGTGATTTGCCAGATTTTAGTTTTATTCTTCCTACATCATAGAAATTATCTCTTTGACCTGTATCTAATTCGTATCTATCGGTTACTTCTGTATCACCTGTAGTTGCATTTGTACTAAAGTTAGCAGCCATATGAACACTTGCTACTTGATAAACATCTGCCTTACCTAGATTTATACCACCTCTAGCAGTTGCAAGTGCCTCAGTAGAAACTTGTAATGTTTGACCTGTATTTAAAGTTTTAGATTTAGATGATACTGTACTTCTTGTTATAGTTGCAAGTATTTTTACAACATGAGAAGCAAAGTTTGCCCCAAAGTCAAGTTTTAAAGTTGTGGTAGACGGTGCTGAAAATATAACTGAACCTTCGTGGTTATTTCCTGTGATACTTAATACATCACCAGCTGCACCTGAACCACCAGAACCTAAGGATATGATTGAAACAATAAAATCGTTTTCTGCAACACCACTAAATGTTTCATTAGATGAACATGTAATTGTAATATCACCATCAGCTGACAAAGTACCTGTAAATTGTCTTCTTACTTTTAATGATGTATCTACAACACCAGAATTAGCAGTTGTTTTTAATGTTTTTATAGTTGCATGAGGCAATTTCATTATTGCAGTATTTTTATTTGCACCTTGAAGTTTTGCCCTTGTTCTAGTTACAATACCTTTTGTTGTAACATCTGAACCACCGACATTAGCAGAAAGTTCTAATTGTGTATCTGATATAATTAAATCAACAATAGCAGTTGTATCAGTACCAGCGTCATCTATAAATGATATACTATCACCTATTTTTAATTCGTTTGTAAATTTAGTTCCGAAACCTTGTACTGAATTACTAGAGTTTGCAACAGTAATTGTTCCTGTTAGTGTTAATACATCACCATCTGCAACAGTTCTAACTGTATCAGCAGTATAAGTTGGTGAACCTGCCATAGAAATTTGTTTAACAGCAGAAAAGTCAAATACTTCAACACCTTTAAAACCAAAAGCGTCTGATTGAATACTACCTGAATTACTAGAAGTACCACCAGTTAATGTTTCGCCAGCAGAGAATACACCTTGAACATCTGATACAACACATACTGTGTGTTGAACATTACCAGAAATAGTTGTACTACCTAATGCATAAGTTGATGTACCATCATACAATTGAAAAGTTGTAGATGTTGTATCTCTAACTGTAAATACTTTTGATGATACAGTTGATGAATCAGAAGCAATTAATGTACCTGCAAATAATACTTGCATACCATCTTCTAATCCGTGTGCAGCTGATGTTGTAACAACACCGGCATTAGTTGCACTTGAAATAGTTGCCGAATGATTTACACTTACACTTTCTACGACAGCAGTTGCACCTGAAGTTCCACCTGTTACAGTTTCACCAGTTGTATAAGATACATTTTCTGCAACATGTAAATGTGTTAGCATTACAGTATCCATTAAGAAGTGTTTATAAGTTGCACTTGTCAATGAACCACTTGACATAATATCAGATGTATCTGTACCTGATGAATATTCAAACCCTCTAGATTTTGCACGACCAATTTGTTTAACAGATGAATTGCCTGCCGTTAATATTGTACCTCTTGAACCTGTGTCTGCCTTATGTAATAATACTTGTTTAAATGCCTCTGTTGTAGTACCTGAAGATACTAAACCAACATCTGGTGAACCATGAACATTATTTACTACAACATGATTATCAACATCAAATCTAGTTGGGAATGCGTTATTAGTATCAAAGTCTCTTGCCTTATCAACATCTAGAAATGTTGTTCCTATATTTTCTAATTCATAACCTTTAACATATGCTTTACCAGGTCCGATACCTATTGCAAGTTTTGAAGTTGAAGCAGTTCCTCCTTGTGATGTTGTAGCACCATCAGAATAAATTCCTCTGTTATTACTTACCAATACCGATTCTCTAATATCAATATCTAATCCTCTTACAACATAATCTCCAGATTCGTCATAAGTTCTTCTAGCAAGATTATCTTCTATAATATTATAAGGGGTAGTTCTAACTTGGTTTTGAATTTTACCACCCTCTAATCTTAATAATTCTACAAAGTTTTGGTCATCAGTACTTGTAAGTGTTTTCTTAGCAAGTGTTAATGCAATTTTAAATCTATGAGCACCAGGTGCATTGACATTTGATGAACCTGTTGCATTATCATTTAGTGATGAATCATCATTAGCAGTAATATAACTTTCTGTAAAAGTTAAACCTACTCTATAAGAAGGTGTATTTGTATATTTGTCTAATACTACTGTTTGATTAGTTACATCAACATGAAAACCATTTATGTAATATGTTCCTGCTTGTATTTCAGCAGCCGAACCTGTATGTGTACTTGTTACTACTGCTGATATAGCAGTTGAAGTTGAATCAATGCCAGATATTGTTTCGCTGTTTGTAAATGTAACAGCCGCATTATCTGTTCCTGTTTTTAGATATTTTACATAAAGAGTATTTGGGTCAGTACCATCAGTAACATCTGAACCTACTACAATTGCCTGAACACCTGAAGTACCACCTGTTAAAGTTACACCTTCAAAAGTTGATAAACTTGATGTACCTGTAAATGAAGTCAATTTTACTGAGTAATAATTTAAGTCATAACTGATTTCACCAGGTATAACCATTGCACCATGTTCAAAAATATGGTCAGAAAGTTGTTCAATTTGATTCTGTAGAATCGTTTGTGATTGTGTTAATTCTCTCGCCTGAACAGCAAATGCTGGTCTAAAAAGTATTCTATGAAAATTTTTAGATTTACTAAAATCATCATAGTAAGGCGAGAGATTAAAGTCTGTTGGACTTGGCATAAATTATCTCTCTCTAAAATTCAACAATTAATTTTATATTCTCTGTCTGGTCAGACGCCCTTGTTATTGGCGACCTATTTTCTTGATAAAGAACATCAGTATCCGAATCTATTTCACCAGAATTATATCCACTAGTAAATACAATATTATCAACAGTTTGTGTTGATGTATCTGGTGTACCAGCCGCACTTGATGTTTGACCTGTAATAGTATTTGCACCACTAAAAGCAGTTTGATTACCATTACTATCTACGCCTTCATCATTAAATCTAGTTTGCATATAGTAAAGTATTTTGTTTGTAGAATCATATTCTACTACTTTACCAACAGCACCTGTACTTGCCTGATTGATTTCTTCATCTACTTGAAATGAACCAGGTGTACCTGATAGTTTAATTGCCTTAGTGCCTCTTAATGTTGTTGCACTAGCAGCTGAACCACCTGTTGTTGGGTCTAATAATAATCCTACCCTTCTAAAATCGTTAGCAGTTGTAAAGTCTCCTGAGTTAGAAGATTCATCTCCTGTAAAGTTTGTGTTCATCATTACATAATGTCCACCTAATTCTTCTACTGCATTTGCCCCATGACCACCTTTTGGTGGAATAATTACATCTAATTCTGCGCCTGATAAACTTGTTGCACCAGCAGCTACTATGTCTGCATTTCTAACATATCCATAAGTATATCCTGTTCCTGGAGTTGTAACTGTTACTGAAGATACAGCACCACCAGCAACAACAACAGTACATACACCTGAAGAACCATCTCCTCTTATTGCAACGCCTGTATGTGTGCCATTTGTACCACCAGAACCAGCAGTTTTAATTAATATTGTATCTATTGCACCGTCTACAGCAGCTGCTGATACAGTTGAATCTGTTGATACATGCATAAAGTCTGTTGATAAAAAGTTTGTTTGTTCTGAAGCAGTTAGTGTATACATATATTTCCACTTATAAGAATCACCAGTTGTTAGTATTGATGTTGATGTTCCTGTAGGTTCTACAGTTGAAGCAGAATTTCCATTATTATCTAAACATTTATATACATTGTTAGCAGAAGATAAAACATAAAAAGTAGAATCATTAAGATTACTTGCACCACTATTTGCCGTTATAGTAGTTGTTGAAGAACCTTTAATATATTGACCATAATCATGTCTGTATATATCATATGTCGTACCTGTTGTCCAGTTTCTTCTAGGTATTACTCTAGAAATATCTGAAGTTGTAATTCTTTTAGCTGCGATTACATCATCAAAAAAGTAAAATTCATCTGATACTGAATCAGTTGGTGTTAATGGTGATGAATCGGTGCCTTCGTATTGTGTTCTACTGTCGCCTGCTGTTGAAGTTCCGAAGGCTTGTGGACGACCTATTGCCAAATAGTAAATATTTGGACTTGATTCTGAAAATGATTCCACAAAGTTACTAGCATTGTGTAATCGAAATTTGTTTGTTATAATTGCCGGCATGTTTTTATCCTCAAACTCTAAATGTTACTATTATTTATACAAAATTAATTATAGTTTATCCTGATTTCTGTAGGAAAAGTGATATTAGTTCTTAATTTAGGGTGTTCATAATCTCCTATTATAATTTCTTCACCATCTAAACTTGTATTTTTTGTTCCTTGTATAGCATGAGTACGGAACATTTCACTCATTTCTCCTATAGTCATTTCTTGAATATATGTGGCTTCTGTACTATCACCACCGATAGCACCTGTTTGTGGATTAGAACCACCACTAAACATATACCAATGTCTATTAATATTTCTAAATCTATTTCCTAAAGCAGAACCATTAATTTGACTTACAATTCCTCTATGCGATAAGTCATATCTTTCTTTTAGTTGATATTTTAATGTGAAATCTCTTGTCAAAGTAACATCTCTAGTGTTTGTTGTAAAGTGTTCACTTGTACTATCATCTAAATCAACACCCACACCAATATGTGAATTACTTCTTAGTGTTGTACCATCATCTACTGTACCTAATCTACGACCAAGTATTGTAGAGAATAGAGTATTAATAATTAATGCAAGTCCAGCATGTGATACGCCTGATACAACACCTTCAACAGGACTTGACATTGAAGCGTCTAGTGATGTTTCAACATTTACTTGACCTGTTACATAAAAACCTGTTGGGTGAATTGTATCTTTAAATGACTTACGCCAATCAACAATTGCACGACCTACTTTTATTACATATGAAAAATCTTGATAGTATAAACTGTCTTGTACTTTCATAGTTGATTCTGATACATGACCATCTTCATTTAAGAATACGCCATCTGTATCAACAACAGTATCAACAGTTGTAGAAGCTGTAGCAGTATCTACCACTCTAATTATTCCTGTTTGAGTTGATGTAGTACCTGTTAGTGTAACTCTTGTATCAAAGACACCTGTTGGACTTGAAACTTCCATATGTCCTGTTGATGAGTTCCATGAAACAACAGTTGCTGATACAGTTGTTGAACCATCAGTTCCTAAACCACTAACAGTTTCACCTACAGTAAAGTTTCCTGAAGCGCCTGTTACAATTAATTGAGTTGGAAAAGTTAATGTAGGTGGAGATGGACTATCTTCATAATTTTTTCCATATTCTACAATTTTTAATTTTATTATTCTGCCTATTTCTGAACCGTAAGGATGTAATGTTGCACCACTACCACTAGTGCTTGTAATTGTAGTTGTAGGCAAAGTACTCATACCATACCCACCATTTATGATTCTTACATCAGTTATATCATTATTTCCTGTTCCAGATTCTTGTACAAATTTATCACCTGTATAATGGTCGCCTATTTGAGTAGCATCCTCTAAAACAATATGGTCAAAAGTTTCCATACCATATGATGATACATCTCCAGTTTCAGGTGCAATACCACCATTTACAACAGAAATTTTAGCTGAAGCAGAACCTCCTGTATCAAAAGTAAAGTTTACAGTATCTCCTATTTCATAATTAGTTCCACCATTTCCTACAAATATATCTGTTATTGGACCTAGTCCCAATTCATCTATTTGAATAGTTGCACCTGTTCCACCTGTATTTGAAATAGTAACAGTATCAGTAGTACTGTAGTTAGCTCCATCATTTGATAATGTTAAAACTGAAGGTATGGATGTTATAGTTAATTTTATAAAGTTGTCTGATATATCTGTTTCAGTACCTTGTATGACTTCATCTGCAACAAAATCACCTGTTATAGAATCTTCATTTAAAATAAATTCAACAACATTAACACCTGCAATATTGAATGTGTTTATAGTTTCTACAATAGCAGTTGATTCTGAAGTAACACCTGTAATTGTTCTACCAATTAAGTCTGTTGGAGTTCCTACTGAAGGAATTGCTCTTAATATTTTCTTACTATCAAACTTTCCGTCTGATACTCTAAGCATGTTTTCTCTAGGATAAATTGTTTCTGAATTTTCATTAAACAACATTTTAAAAAATACTGCATTTGCTTTTGCTGTACCTTTTGCAAGATATAATGAACGAATATTTTTTATTAAATTTCTTTTATTAATATTATCATCTAATTTTTCTGGCAATGTTGCCATAAATTCACTTCTAAATTTTGTTAAAAAGTTAGATAAAACTTTATCTGGGTCTCTAAAGTTTGTGAGTTGTTGAATGTTTTGAACAGGGTTAGGTCTATAATTATCTAAAACTGCTTGAGCGCCTGAAGTATTACCTGTGATAAGTTCTCCATCTTTAAATTTATCTTGTGCTTTAATAAAAAGTTTTCCATCACCCAAATCTTCTACAAGAACGATTGATGTAGCACCTGATGTAACTCCTGTAATAGTTTCACCATTTTCAAATTTTCCAAAAGATGATGTTTCTTGTAATACTTTATCACCAGCACCTTCTTGTGTGTTTCCTGATGAAATTCTATTGGCGTCTAATAATAAAACACTTGCATGTAAATCTGTTTCACTTTCTAATTGTATACCGTCTGTTGATTGAACACTTGTAACAGAAATCTCTGCTGATTCCATAAATGTATAATATTGTTTTATAAATTCTAGAAATCGTGGGTGTTCATCTAAAACAAAATCAGGTACCTGATGTTTTACCCTTGTTGATATTTTTTTATTAAATGTTGCCATTAGTAACTAGATGTTGTTGTGTAAGTTGTTCCACCATCTGAAGTACCAGTTGCAAAAGAATCTGTTTCTACTGTTACACTTGAATTTGCAACATCAATAGCAAGTATTTGGTCTCTTACAGGTATAATATCATTTGAATTTGGTTTAACAGTTAATTCAATAACGGTTGAAGCACTACCTCTAATATTTGATACTGAAGAAATATTAATAGATGTTAATGTAATTTGACCTGTAGTATAATTAATTATACCTTGTGTATTGTTTATATAAGTTTTAACACCACTTACTAAATAATACATTCTAATATTTCCTTGACCGTCATCATTTAAAAACATTTCATTATCATTACCTGATATTTTAAATCCTGATGATTCTAAAATACCACCTGCACTTGTATTATGTCCTGAATGAGGATTGTATAATGCATTTCTAAAATACACTTGATATGTTATTGAGCTATCTAATGTAGGTGTAAAATCTTTTCTAACTTTAATAGTTGTAATATTTGATAAGATAGATGTATCTGTATCATCTATGTCTTGTACTAGTTGCGAGTATCTAAATAGACCTTCAAATTTTCTTAAATTATTTGAATTAAAGTTTCTTAAAGTTGATATGATATTTGTTCTAATAGTATCAGAAGACTTGGTCGTTAAATTTTCATTATATTTAACATTAGATGTTAAAAGTATAGATGTTGTTTCTGGTGTTACGATTACAGGAGTTACAGAAGCAACATTATATTTTTTTAAATTATCTACAATACTTTTTTTTGTTGTTTCAGTTAAAGTTGAGCCTGATTTAGGAACAATACCAATATAAACTGCACCATAAACAGGTGTCTCAGCATCCTCTCCACCGTATGCACTTATTGATTCTGCATTAGGATAAAAAGTTTGTGTTAAAGTTTCATAGTCTTTAACTGTAACTGCCCTATTTTGTGATTGATATTGTAGGGGTGCATTAAATCTAATTGAGTTATTAGATTGTGCAACAGTTCCGCCTTGTGCATTTGATTTAGTTTGAATAGAAACATCAGTATAACCACCTACAGTTGAACCTAAAACAAATGATGAGGCACCATTTGATTGAGACATATTGGTTACAACATATTCCAATTTTACTATATTTCCGTCTTCTAATGCTTTACCTAAAACACCGTCACCAAAATAAACTTCAAATCTTCCGTCATCACATTCTTGTAAGAAATAAACTTTTGATGTAGAATCTATTTCTGTCAATGTATGACTTCTAGTATATGTATTTGTTGTTGTATCACTGGCTGAATTTTGTATTTTAACTTTTAGTGTAGAAGTATCTGCTTGATTACTAGGAATATGAAAATGTTGGTCAACATCAGTTGAATCAACAGTATATTGAAAATTTACTAATGTTCCTTCATAAATATTTACATTTGAAAATTTATATACACCATCTGTAGGTGTAGCAGTTACATCTTCATTTGTTATAAAGTTGTAACTTATCTGGTCGATAGTGGTATTAAATGTAGTTCCTTTTTCCATTACAATAGAAGCAACAGTTGTAGGAACATTATTTACAGTTATATCAATTGACGCTACCGGTGATTTGACTGAAGTAGGTGTATAACCTAATTGTCTTGCTAATGAAACAACATTTTTACGAATATCTGCACTATCAAGATATAATTCATTTGATAACATGTTAGCATTAAATGAAAGGTAATGTGTATTGTATGCTAACAAGTCTAATAATACTGCCATACCTGAACCTTCAAAATCATAATCAGAAAATTCTGCCTGATTTTGTAAGAATGTTTTTAGATTACTTTTAATATTATCAAAATCTAATTCTGATACATCTAATCTATTACTAATTGCATTTGCCATTTTATCTTATTCTCTCTAAAAATGTTTCTACTACTACTGGTTCTAATGTGCCTATTATGGTAAAAGTAATACTGCAAAAATATGAGTTTCTATCTCCATCCGGTCTTACTTTTATATTTTTAACTACTATTCTAGGTTCATATTCATTTAACATGTCAGATAATCTTTGTCTCATAAAATGAGATGTTAATTCTGTCATAGGTTCAAATAATAAACCTCTTATACCAGAACCAATTTCTGGGTGAAATGGTCTCTCATAATTATTTGTATTAATTAGATTTCTTACACTTCTCTTAATAGATTCAACATCTGTAAGTCTATTTACATCCTTAGTTATTGAATTTAAACCAAAGTCTAAATCTAGGTCTTTAAAAGTCCTACTGATTCTACTTGAATTGTTAGTATTTGTAGCGTCCCATTTTGGCATAACGCTAACTATTTATACAGATTATGCTGTTCTTTTCCACATATAGACAACAATATATGGTTGTAAGTTATTGTGACCTTGACCACCACCTGCATTTGACACAGTAGGATTTGTATCATAGTTCTCTCCAGGTAATCTACTATTATATTGATGATGTTCAAATGAGAAACCACTTCTTGAAATATTCCCTGAAATTGTATGAGAGTGAGATGGTATTTGAGATAAAGTTAATGTATGATTCTTTGCACCACCTGTTTCTTCTGCTGTATCAAAATCTGTATCTGAAGGATTAATACCTACTGGAACACGACCTGCACCAAAAGATACCCATGTTCCAAATCCTAATAGTGTTGCTGGATTTGTTGAGTTGGTAGCGTTCATATAAATTGAACCTACAGGATATGCATTTGCAATTGTAGCTGTTACACCTGTTAATGTTGAAAAAGTAACTACACCATCACCATTTGTAGACATGACTTGACCACTTGTGCCATCAGTTGTGGGCATAACATAAGAACCATCACCACCTAAGTGAGTAAAATTTCCATCCAATTCATCATGAGTTAATGCTGTTCCTTTATTTCCTCTTTTAATTAATGACATTATTCTATCTCCATAATGTAAATCATTGAGTAACCATTAGTATTAATACCTAAACCATCATAACTATTTTCGTTAAAGTTTACTACATAAGTATGGTTAGTATTATCTCCTCTACCGGCAGCTGCATAAAAAGTATGACTGCCAGAACCTAGTCCTGTCCATCTAGTAACAAAAGTATGATTGACTTGGT